AGCAAATCAATAGGATTCCCCGAAACAACTTCGGCAAAAAACACATCATCACCCAAGTCATGGCTTGATGGCGTGCTTCCTTCCTCCCCCCTGATGCATCCCGTGATTTGATTGCCTGAAACCCCCGAATATGAAATAAACTCATTGTTGATTTTAATGAGTCCCGAAGTGTTCGCCGGCGGTGACTGCAACGTGATTGTGGTAGTTGCAGGGATGATGCTTGCCCCAAGCTTGTTTTGCTCGGAATAAACATCTTTGTTGAGTCTATCTTTTGCTTCTTGTGTGCTGAATGAATAAGACCCGTCTGCCCTTGAAACCTTGGTCACATAGGTGTCAGTCACTTTCAGGTATTCCGAAAAGTCCATGCCAACACCTACACGCCCAAGCCAGATTTCACAAAGTTCACCTTGGAAAAGTTCAGGGTTGCCATTGAAAAGGGAAGTGACCACCCCGCCCCGGTCAATCAATTTGAAGCTGTTTGAATTGATGGCCACCGATGGACGGAATGGGTCCACGGTTGAAGGATTCAAGGAAAGCGAAGTCACAAGGCCATTGTTTGCGCTTGGCACTGTCAGGCCCGAATCGGGTTGCCTGATTGAAAAGTAATTCCCAAGAATGCTGATGATGACATTTGGAATATATTTCTTTTCTGATAGTGCGTCAGCGTATTCCATCACACCACCCTGCGGAAAGTCATTTTAATACGGTAAAGAAATGACGGATGTTTCTTCACTTGCCGATCCCGGGAGAAATCCCACTTGCCCAATTCATAGGTTTGGAATGAAGCCGTGAATGCCTTGTCAGGATACCATCGGAAGCTTTGCCCTGTGTATGCGTACAAATAGAAATTGTCTTTCAACTTGTCGGCAACTGTCACCGTCAAGAAACCCATTTCCACGGTGCGGAATGCTTCCAAGTAATCGGTGACCACTTGGGTCAATCCCGAAAGTGATTCGGTGATGGATTGCTTGGGCTTCAATTCTTCTTCGGTGTCTGAACTTGGTGGATAATCGAAATCAATCCTTTCCACGAAGTTCACGGCGGAGGTCCCGGATAATGTTGCGTTTACGTTCAAGGTCACGCTGTTGGCAGTCTTTGAAATCACCACCGCATCGGTGGGAATTCCAGTCCCGTTGGCAATCATGCCGACAGTTATCCCGGCCGTTGAAGTGATCCCCGAAATTGTCGGATTTCCGCTTGTCCTTGTTCCTGTCACGCTTTGATCGTTCCATTCAATTCTCGGAATATATAATGACATGAATCACCCCAATGTGGGTGCCGCATTGAAATCTATGGCATCCCGTATTCTTTGCACCAATGTGTTGATTCCATTGTCATCGGCCACAACATCGGTGTTGACTGTGATTGAAACACTTTTGGTGTCGATCTTGTCAATCAATTCCCGCAGCAAGGCATCTGTTTGCCCGGATTCCCCACCCTTCACAAAGCCACGTTGCCGGGCTGTGCCTTCCACAACTTCATCAAATGACTTGGCCGGGGCAACGATTTCACCCTTGGAAAGCAAGAATGGATTGGTGTCTTGCCCGGGTTGGCCACCGGTCACAAGGGCACCCGTATTGGCTGCCGTAATCTTTGCAACTTGGGCAATCCCAAGGGCAATGGTTGAAGCTGCAAGGGCGGGACCGAACAATGGACCGGCACCAACGGGTGGTGGGGCAAGGGCGGCGGTTGCTGCCAAGTAGGTTTGACGGACGGCTTGAGCAACGGCAAGTGTTTTGCCAAGTGCTGATTGCTGATCGGCCAACATTGTTGCCGCCTTGAAAAGGTTGTTTTCAATCGCAAGCTTTGCATCTGCCGCAGCCTTGGCATCAATGACCCCTTGGGCATCAACGGCTTTCCTATTGGCTGCCACAAGCTTTTGCCGTGCAACGTCTTCGGCCGCTTCACGTTGGCCAATGTCTTTGATCTTTTGCGCCTTGGCCAATGCTGATTCATATTCCATGGCATTGCGCTGAATCTGTGCTTGGAAAGCCATGTCTTTGACGGCTTGGCTGTTCATGTCACCGTCATTCTCAATTGCTGTCAGGGCAATTTGGTGGTCAAGTTCTGCTTGCTGTTCGATTGCCCGGCCTTCGGCCTTGATTGCTGCAAGTTCGGCTTGGGCTTGCATTTCCTTTTCAACCCGGGCGGTGATTTGGGCATCCGTTTCACCGGCCACCACTTCTTCCTTGGTTAGCTGTGCCCTTTGTGTGTTGGCCTGATCAATGGCATTCTGGACCGTCTGAAGGGCGGCAAGCTTGGCATTGGCTTCATCAAGTTGCCGGTTGTATCCTTCAGCAAAAGCCGGATTGGAAAGCTTTGATTCGCTGATCTGATCAATGGTTGCTTTGACTTCTTTGATTTGGTCGGCAATTGTTGCCGGGCCTTCCTTTTTCGGCGTGAAGAAATCGGCCACGGCCTTGGTTGCCGAAGCCGCATCATTGATGACTTCAGCAAAGAACACCCCAAGATTGGAATTCACAACGGCCGCAATCGCATCTTTCAAGTCATCGAAGGCAAGTTCAAGCTTTTTGATTCCGCCCTGAATCGGTGCCGCTTGCGCCCCCACTTCCCCGAACTTCTTTGACCCTTGCTCGAGCGTGGCATTCAAAAAGGCTTGTTGTCTGGCCGCTTCGGAAAGCTGTGTGACAAGCACCCCTTGGCTTTTGGCATAATCCTGAAGCACCTTATCGGAATCAAGCCGGATGCTGTTGTTTCTCAAAAGCTTGACGTTTTGATTTTCAATGCCTTTGGTCAATTCATCAAAGACTTCTTTCACGTCCCGCCCGGTCTGCACCCCGATGTTTCGGGCAAGGGCAAGGATTTCCGGGATGCGCTCGGCATTCTTCCCAAGGGCAAGAACTGCTTGGCCGGCCCGGGGGAGAACGTCTTCAAGATCAACGAATCCGTCCGCAACGTCTGAAATCTTTTCCTTCAACCGTTCGGCATCAAGCCCGGCATCATTGGCAAACCGAGAGAATGTTTCCCCAATCTTTTTGTTTTCTTCACCGATCTTGGCAAACTGGAAAGCCGCAATGACCGAAGCACCAATGGCAGCAACACCAAGCGTGATTGGATTAACTGCCAAGGTCAAAAAGCTTTGGGCAATTCCACCAAACCCGGATGCTGCGGTTGTTTCAATTTCTTTGAATCCTTCAGTGACAAGGCGAAGCTTTCCCCGGGCACCATCCGAAAATCCTGTGCCGAAATTTGTGCCGGCATCTTTCCCGCTTTTCTTAATTTGGTTTGATGTGTCCTGAATATCTTTGGCAGCCTTTTCCAAGGCTTTCTTCAGGTCTGATTCATCACCCGTGATTTGAATTGTCAGTTGATTGTTGGCTGCCATCTGTCACCCCTTGAAATCTTTTGCCCCTTGCCTTCGCAATCTTGGCCTTGATTTCATCCGTTGCTTCAATCTTAACAGGCACTTCTTCTTCGGGGTATCCTTTCTTTCTTGACACCATGGCATCAAGCAAGTCTGACAATTCCCGTCTTGTCAGTGAGCGCATTTCCTGAATACTCATCCCATATTCAAATTTGAAAAGGTCCACCAATTCGGCATCACTCAAGCTTCGGCCGCCTGATTCTTTTTTTTTTGCGTCAACTTAGGCTCGGGGTTTGATTTCAACTTCACGCCCCAAATGGCTTCCATCATGGCTGTGATTTCTTCCCCACCCGATACTATCAACCGAAGCTTTTCAATTGGGTCATCTGTGGCCACAATCACTTCCTTCATGCCTTCCCACCGCACAAGCTTGGCATCACGAATCAACCGCTTGCCGTCATTGTCCAAAAGCCGCCAAAAGATTTCCAACACCGAATTCACATCACCGGCTTGCAAGCTTTCAATCAGGGCGTTGCCCGGGAATCGTTCATTGAAAAAGTCTTCATCTTCAATGGTGACAAAATTCAGGTAAAGCGGCTTTCCAACATTCTTCAGGAATACAGATGGTCTTTGTGGTTTGTTCAACATAATGCTAATGTAGCCACATGAAGGCGAAAAAACAAGCGAACAAGAACAAGGTTGTGCGGTTCAGGATTGACCCGGAGACCAACAAAATTTTGATTGCCCGGTCCCTGCATTTCTTCAAGGGGAATGTCTCGGCCATGATCCGGCACGCAATCCTCAACTTCAAAAGGCCGAAACATGATCAAGAAAAAAAGGGATGAAGACCTAAATTTCCCCGATGAAATAACGGAATTCCATCATTTGCCCGATCTTGATTCACACAAAGAACACGTTGCCGACAAGGAATGCTGGTGCCTTCCCCGGTTGACCTATAAAAATCCCGAAACCGGAAATGAGGTTTGGATTCACAATTTGACCCAATAAAAAACCCCCCGGGGTGTCTATTCCCGGGGGGCACTTCATCCATGAAACAAGTGTGTGGTTGCGTCTGGATTATTCAACTTCCCGAATCTCACAAATGCCGTTCTTTGCTGTGTCGTATGCGGCTTTTGCGGAGTATTCGGATTGTCCGAAGGCTTTTCTTTCAGCACCAAGGTTGATGCCAATTGCCTTCATTTTGAATGCGTCGATTTCAAACAGCGCACCGGAACCGGATTTCTGTGCGTAAATCACGCAACCGAATTCCGGGAAGCTGTCAGCAATCCCACCAATCCGCACGCTGCGGTTGAAGGTGTTGATTGGGCGCACATCAAAGCTTGCGGTGTCACCCGGGGTCATTGCGGTTGCGGATGCGCCCATGGTGATGCGAAGCCCGAAAGCGGTGATGTCATAGGTGGACCCGGTGGTTGCACCGGTCTGGCTGAAGATGGCAAGTGAATCATCAATGAATGATCCATCGGTGCCCCGGCCAAAGTCTGCATCCGACATGGTGTAAACCGTGAAGGCATCGGCCGCAGTTGCTTTCACAACATACTTGCCCATTTTCAGGTTTGCCGCACCGGTTGAAGGAATGGCAGTCACCGAAGCAATACCGGTTGCAGCAACAACCGAAGTGCCGAACACGTCAGCAATTGCGCTCACGTTTCCGGAAGCTTCAGCGGACCCAACGGTTGGTGCCTTTCCACCGAACAATTCGAAAAGCCAATTTGGATATTCCGAAACGGTGAAAGAAAGGGTTGCGTCAATGTCCCCGTCTTCAACGGCCCAAGTAAAGCGGGAAGACCCGCCTTTCAATTCGATCAGGCCGCCTTCAAGTGCGAAGGTGGACCCTTGAAGCACTTGCGCTTCACCGTATGGAATCATTGTTTGACGATTGTATGGGGTCAGACTATGGACCCCGAATAATGTTCTAGGCTGTGACAGTGGCATTTTTTATTCCTCCATTAGTTTACTAGGTTAAACTCAAACCGCACACCAATCACTTTGGACCAGTATGACGAATTGAAAAGCTTTATATCAATCGGGTTCAGTGCTGTGATGGTGGCCTTGTCATAGCCTTTCCCAACCTTCCCCCACACTTCAGATGCCGCATCCATCAAGGCTTGTTGGTATCTCAAGATTCTTCGATAATCCATTCCATCTTCCCGCTGACTTGTGACTAGGTCAAATTCAATCGACACGGAAGACACAACTTGTGGGCCGTTCACAATGCTTTGCAAATCGTCCACGTAATAGAAGCAAAATTCATTGTAGTTGCCCACCCGTTCATCAAGGCTGCCGGCAATCCACGCATCATCATCCAAGCTTGGCAAATCAAAGTCGTCATTCAATTGGTTGATTGCGTCAATCTGATATTGCAATTCAACCTTCATCCGATCGGCAAGCTTGTCCAAAAGTGTTTCAAGTGTGAACTTAGCCATTGGTTGGAATCAACCTTTCAATGTAAGTCTGGATTGCCTTGGTCCAAGCTTCGGACCGTCTGGAAAGTGCCGGGTTGGTTGATTCTGTGGTGCTTGCGTCAATGTACAAAAATTTGCGCATTGGCACGTTTGCCTTGGGTGCCCCGAATTGGTGGTGAATTCCATAGTCAACATTAGTACCAATCACCAAGCTTTTCTTTGTAATGACCTTCACCGAATTGGTGTCGCCTGATTGCGTGATTGACCGTTCTAGCGCACCGGATGCCCTAAGCAATGGGTAACCCCTACCATTCACCCCGGTCCATTTGGCTTGCGTTTTGGCCCACTGATAGGCTGTCATGGTGCCGTCACGTTTGCGCATCCAAGGGCGGCCCGGGTCTTGCCATGTTTGGGCAATCTTTGGACCTGTAAAGTCGGGATATTTCCCCGGTCCCTCAACCTTGAAAATGAACTTGTTGGTTTTATAGAATTCTCTGGCAATCTGAAGCAGGGGCGGCCGAAGGTCCGACACCTGTTCACCATACTTTGACAGAACCGCAAAGATGGATTGATTGTAAACGTTGAAGCTTACCATTGTTGTGACCCGTCAAAGGTGTGGCAGTCTGATGCATCACAATCCGGCTCACACCATGAAGACACGGCACCGGTTGAAGACACAAGGGGAACACCCTTCAAAATCAAATCCCCGTCAACAATCGCTTTCAAGTCAGCGTTGGGGGTCCGGGTGAAGTTCAAAGCCTTCACTTCCTGATCGGTTTGGGAAATTCCAGATTTCACTTCAAGCTTGTTTTTCACACGCTCGGCAACCCGGTACACGCAAATTCTTTTGAGAATCAAAAAGGCTTCCTCATACGTGGAAGCAACCGGGGTGACATACCGAAGGGCAATCATCCCGTTGATGTAGGCTGATTCTTGCTTGATCCAATCAAGCACTTGGTTGGAAGTCACGGCAGATGATGAAGTGAATTGTGTGGCCTTGAATTCGCCTTCAATGTCTTGTGTTGTTGCGTACACCGTGGGTCTTCCTTTCTGTTAAAATCCCCACCCCCAAAGGGATTCCCAAAGGGGGTGGGGTGCATCGGAGAATTAGAGAACCGAATTCAGCAAGTAACCGGCAGATGCGTTGACCAGTTTGCACTGATAAACGTCTTGAACAATGATTCCGGTGCTTCCGGGAGGATTGTTCAGGTCATACTTGTACACTTCACGTCCGGCAATCCCGGAAAGCTTCATGGAGTATCCAAGGCTGATTTGATATTTTGCGGCCGCCTTCGGCTTCACATAGAACAGCATGGAGTCGGCCCAAATCTGAGTCATGGAGTCAGCTTGGCCTTCCTTTGCGCTGTTATATGGTGCATTGGCAATCAACACTTCTTCAACCCCAAGGGCGTTGGCAATGTCCAGAACCGAAAGGGAACCGGCCTGATTGTACTTGAAACCGAGAACATCGGCCAATTGTGGGTGATACTTCAGAACGTTGAAAACTTTCTGAGACATAATCACGGCATTTGGCTGCATCCCGACAGAATCCACAACCGCATTTTGTGCGGTTTTGAAATCGGCCAAAGGATCGGAAAGGCTGTTTCCGTACTTGGTGCCGGGGGTGGTGGTGCGTCCGGTGAAAACCGAAGTGCTGAAAAGGGTGCTTGCGAAAGCCCGTTCTTTGTTCGTGAGAACAAGGTGGGTCAGGCCGGCAACTTCATCCGCTTCAGCGTCATAAGGCTGTTCAACGTTGGCATAGTCGTCTTGGGTCACAACACCCTCAAGGGCGTGTGATTCCAAAAGATAGGTTTGGGAAGCCCGGGTGATCGGATCGGCACGGCGTGCTTCAGCACGGCCACCAATCAGGTCATCCGAAAGGCGCAAATGGTTGTTGCCATAAGACCCAATCAATCCAGACTTTTGTTTCACGACAAGTTCAGGCAGAACTTTGTCGGCAATGTAGCCGGCCGGAAAAATTCCGTTCGACACATTTGTCAGTAACTTATCAACAATTGCTTTAGTTTGTGCCATTGTGTTTGTTTCCTTTCAATTATGCGTCAAGTTGGTGAAGGTCAATGATGATCGGGATGATGTCACCCGAAACACCTGCATCTTGCTGTGTACCAATTGCCCATTCACCGGCAACGGCAGCACGTGCAACACCGTTTGCAGCGGATGCAATCGAACCACCAAGGGTGGACATGGTGGAACCAATTTTCACCTTGGCACCGCCTTGCACAGCAACTTCGGCAAGTTCGCCGGATGCCGGGGCATTCATGAGAACACCCATGGGCTTTTCAGCATTGCCACAAAGGACAACGCTATTGTTGGTTGCGTCAAATTTCACAAGCTTATACTGATGCGCCGAAAGATCGGCACCGGCAGAGAAAGCTTGAATGATTGGCTTCAAGTAAACTTGAGACATTCTTTTTTTTCCTTCCTGTTACTTGCTGATTTTTTCAGCAAGCTTGTTGTTGGTTTTCAGCACTTGGGAAATTGCTTCCTTCATGCTGATTTTCTTTTCTTCACTTAGCTTTTTTGCCAGTGAAAGAACTTCTTCTTGTGCATCCCCACCCACTTCAACCGGGGGTTTTGCGGAATGGCCGCTTTCGGCAAGCTTTACAGGGACGGCCTTTTCAATGAAAGACTTCATGTCACCCGCAATGAATGCTTCACGCTGTGCTTCACAAGCTTTGCCTTCGGCCAAAAGAATGGAAAACTCCGAAGTCTTTTCAGCAAGGGTCAATTTCCCTTTCACTTCGGCCAATTCTTTCTTGGCTGCGGCAAGTTCAATTTCAATTTCTGGTTTCTTTTCTTCTTCGGGCATTTCCGGCTTCATTTCTTCGGCCGGCTTTGCTTCCATTTCTGCAAGCTTCGCCTTGTATTCGGCACACATCTTTTCAGATTCGGCAAGCTTGGCTTCCATTTCAGAAAGCTTGGCTTCCATTTCCTTCATCTTCTCTTCCATCTGTTTGTCTCCTTCTGACAGTTTGCCTTTTCGTTCCATTTCCAAAGCAATGGCAACCGCTTGGTCTTGAGGATAACCCTCACCAACAAGCTTGCTGATTTTTTCAGAAACGGGGTCTTTTTCTTTTTCAGAAAGTTGGATCACACTTTCCATCCTTTTAATGACTGGCCGATTGGTCAAACCTGCACCAAGCAAAACGCAGCCAAACTTTTTCAGATTTTCATTGTCCTGATATTCGGTGTCAAAGTCTGCCGAAACATACCCAAATTCTTTGTCGCCAAGAATCTTTTCGCCCTTGGGGGTCATTTCAATATCGGCCCAAAGTTCTTCCCCGTCTTCTTTCAGGTAAAGGCTTTTGAACCAACCGGCGGCCACATCATCCGATTCATGCTTGTAATCAAGTGCCGGGATCACACCCCGAACACCTTCGGAGAAATTCTTCACCATGTCGGCCAACATTGGCTTTGTGATTTCAAAACGGCCATACCGGGGATCACTGAAGGCACCGGTGCGCAAGATTTGCATGGACCGGATGCGCTCACCGGTTGATGACACCAAGCCATCATCACCGAGAATGAACTTTGTCATCTTGATCTTGTAACCACTAGACATGAAACAATCCTTTCACTTTTGTTGTCGTGCTTCAATTCAGTTTATTTTGACAGTCAAACAAGTTCGCCAACCTTTTCGTCTGACCAGAACTTGCAAGACCAATATTTTGCTTTCCACTTCGGCCCGGGGTCCACATCACACTTGTGCCTTGCCCTGAAGTTCTTTCTTCGCTCGGGGTCATCACGCTTTATGTCCATGTTGGGATCACCGAAGCGGACAAGCACAACATTGCCTTTGTCATTCTTGACATAAACCCCGAACTTTTTCGGACCTTCCGGGGTGCGGAATGGCTTTTCAAGTTCAACCTTCCGGCCTTGGTATTCTGCCAATTCAAATGGTGCCGGTGCCGATTCAGCAAGCACCAATTGGGATTGCGCCTTTTTGGAAAGCTTGGGTGCCCCGGTGATTTCTGGATTGTCCCGGGTCTGACTTGTATTCACTTGCATGAATGACCGGCAATTGAAGTGAAGGGGTGGGGTATATTTCTTGAAATCGGGGTCTTCCGGCCCGAAGGTGGACCCGTCAAGTTCTGAACACAATTCGGTGGTGGCATCATCATCAACGGCCACAAAGGTGTGTGACACAATTTCAATCCCGGTCTCTTCACTGAACCGCTGTGCCGCTTCATCAAGCGATTCATTGACCACTTGGGAAGCCTGAACGTCTGGTCCGGCAACCGTCATTGGTCCGTTGATTGCCTTTTCTGCCGCATTCATCATGTCATCTTCCAATTGGTCATCATCGGCATAGGAAAGGGAAGACTGATATTGAAGGTCAACCGCCTTCACAATGTCATTCTTTTGGGTGTCGCTGAACACTTCGGCCTTGGCTGTGATGGCTTGCTTTTGAGGAAATGAAACGTATTCAAAAAAGATTCCATTCACCCGGTCCGATACGCTGAACACCCGGCCAATGGCTAAGTCAAGTTCGGTGGGGGATTGCGCCGCTTCCAATTCCTTCAAGGCTGATTCAAATTGGCTGATGGCATCGGTCACACGCTTCAATTTGGTGGATGCAAGACGGAATTCCGACAGCTTCCTTTTGGACCCCTTAAACGCCTTTTCCTGAAGGTCTGCCGATTGGATTGATGCAATTGCATAGGCCGCCCGAAGTGCGCTCTGATAGGCCGCTAGGCTTGGAACGGACGCATTGACGGGTGCCTTGATTGCCGTTGCTTCATTGGCCTTGCCCTTTTGAATCATGACGGCCCGGGCATACTTGGTGGCAAATGCCGGAAGCATGGCACGCCCCAAGGTGCGGATGCGCCGGGATGCGTCCCGGATCAGTTGCGCTTCAGGGTGTTCTTTTTTTGGCTTTTTTTTTTCGGCCAATGACTTCAGGGCACCCGGATCAATCTTGAATGAACCGCCGGCACCACCTAGCACCCGGTCAGCTTCGGCCCGGTCAAGTTGGAATGCCACTTGGAGAATCTCAACCGCCGATTCACGGGGAAGCAATCCGGCCGCAACCTTTTGGATCACGTCCACAAGGCTTGCAATCTGTGCCCCGTTCAATGCTTGGCTTTGAATGTCCGCACCTTCGGGTTGTCCCGGGCTTGGGGTCAATGGTCCGGGTGCGCCAATGCCGGCAAGTTCATCTTCCCGGACCGGCGGCAACTTCAACTTTTCCCTGAGATTCTTTTCAAGGTCTTCATCGGCCTTGATTGCCCCGGTCGAAATGAAGCCATTGACCATGTTTGCCCAAGCTTCATTGGCCCGGTGTTCCAACCCGTCACACTTCAGGTCAACAAGCACCCGGGTGTGGCCGAAGTTCATCTGCACCAATGGCTTGAAAATCTTGCGCTCAAATTGTTCCGAAATGTGGTCGGCAATATACTGGATGGTTTGACTGAAGAAATCGGAAAGTGACCCGGCAAGGGCAAGTGACCCGGCACCATTCTGACCAAGCAATAGGAAGCTTGCAAGAATGCTGTTCACCATTTCTTGATTCTCGGCATTGATGGCCGCCCTGATCTTTTCAACGTCAACACTCACGTTGTTGAATGAAAGCTTGAAGCCTTCGGGCAGAATCAGGTAGTTGGTTGCCCCGGACGTGTAGCACGACAAAGCTTTCTTTGCGGCAGCCATTTCCGGCTTGCCTTCGGTGCCTTCTGGCACAGTCAACACGGCAGTTGGAACGGCAAACTTTTCAATGCCGATGGAAAGCTTTTTCAAGAATTCATTCTTGCGGAACCAAGGCCCATAACAGGCCCGGAGAACCGAAACACCTTCGAAGTTGTCGCCTTCACGCTCGGGTGCGAAGTGCAGAATGAACCGGGCATCAAGTTCATAGGCACCGCCTTCATCCCCATAGGCCGTTTGGGTGATGCTTTCAAGGTCACGGGATTCATTCAGATTCCACCGGTCAATGGTGCGCTGTGAACGATACCCCAAGGATTTGAGGCCGTTATATCCACCAAGGTCAGAATCGGATTTGATGGCATGGGTAATGTCAAAAATCGAGTAACCGAAATCCAAGCACGTCAGGATTTCACCAAGCAATTGGGTGAATGACTTGTTGAGGTCTTCAAAAAGGATTTTTTCAAAAAGCTTTTTCTGAAGTTCGGCTTCCTCAGACTTTTCTTTCACGGCAATGGTCCAAGGGGAAGACTTCAGGGGAAGCTTGATGGCATTCAACACCATTCTGATGTTGGCATCGGATCGGCGCATCATGTCCACTTTGTCGGCCCATTCTTTCCCGGTC